ATCATTGATCCAGATACGGGTAAGGTAAATCAATCAAATAAAGGCAAGTTTGCGCTTTATTTAACAAAAGATGCGATTACTGCTGCCAAGCATGGCTTACCGTATAAGCCTCGTGATGATTCAAAAACAAATGCTGCTATTAAAGAGTTTTTGATAAAGAACAATTATTACACGCCAAAAGACCCCTCTCAGATGACACGGCAAGAGGCGCAAGAGGAATTGGCTAGATTAAAAGCGCAAGGAGCGGCTTAATGGGTACAAGTCGTATTGAGGCACTTCAAAATAGGTTAGATGAACTTAATCGACAAGATGCGATGAGTGCATTTAATCCATCGGCCGCATTTAAATTAGCGCCTAATTTATTAGTTGGGTCAGCGAATGTTGGTCATGGCCTTTTAAATTTGCCATCCAATATGGCGTATGGATTAGAAAATACTTTCGGCAAAGAAAATACATTGGCAGGGATGGCAGGCTTTTCAGCTAAAGATGTGCCGCGTCAAAAGGATTACGACTTTGCTCAAATGATGGGTTTGCCGCAAACAACTGCTGATAAATTGATTCAATCTGCGCCTCAAATTCCATTCTTTTTGGGTACGCCTGAAATAAAAGCACCTGAAATATTAAGTAAAATACCTGCTGTTGGTAATTTGTTAAAAGGTGCTGGCAACATGATTGGACGAGCCGCCCCTCAGATTGGTACCGCTGGTGCGTTATCTAATGATCCTCAAGAAGCAATGAAGGACATGGGAATCGCGCAAGGGGTCATGGAAGCTTTACCACTTCCATTTAAAGCTGCCGGTAAATTATCTGAGATGGTTAATCCACAATCTTATGCTTCTAATTTAATTAATACGATAAGTGGTGGTTATCAGTTTGCTAAAAAACAGGAGGGTACCCTGAGATGGTTGAAAATGTGGAGCAGTTAGCCAAGGACTTAAAAGCGATTGTCGGCGAAGATTATGTGCAAGCGGCTTTGTTTGAGCGAATAAACTACGCTGACACGT